AAGATGAATTCAACGCTGAATACTGATCAAATCTTTGAGAACGCTGAGACTTACGCAGTCTTAGCGGCTCAGAACCCAGATGTGTACGCCAATGTCTACACCTACTGGAACAACCTAGCCCAGAACCTCGAACATAAAGGATGGAAAGCCATGACAGGTCAAACTCAACACGACAAAATCATGAAGCACTTGAAGAAAGCTGGATCGATCACCGTGCGTGAAGCGATGGTGGAATACTCAGTGTCCTCACTCCCCAAGCGTATCCAAGAGCTACGCGAGTTAGGCAACGAGATCGTTTCTAACGTCAAGTTCCATCCCATCACGGGGCAGAAATACACGCGATACACACTCAATTCCTAACCCAAGGGGGCCGCTATGAGCACTTATGTAGGCGACATCGAGACTGATGGACTACTGGACACTCTCACCAAGGTACATTGTCTTGTTCTCCAAGACGTAGATACCAAAGAGGTGTTCTCATACGGCCCCAACGAAATTCAAGAGGGGCTTGATCGAATGAAAGGTGCTGATGGTTTAATCTTCCATAACGGCGTTGATTTTGACTTCCCCGCTCTCGAAAAGGTTTACCCTGATTTTCACGTTGATCGTGACAGGGTAATCGACACCCTAGTTTGCACCCGACTTATCTGGACTAACCTAAGTGACACGGATAGTCCCAGAATTAATTCAGGTAATCTAGAACCACGGCAACGTGGGTCTCACGCCTTGATGGCTTGGGGCAAGAGGCTAGGGGTCTTGAAGGGTGACTTCGGCCAATCTACGGATTGGGCTGAGTGGTCGCCGCAGATGCAGGAATACTGCGAACAGGATGTAGCTGTCACTTTAAAACTGTGGGCAGTAATCTCAGCGAAGCAATACTCTCCAGCGGCACTTGATCTTGAGCATAAAGTTGCTTGGATCGTGTCGGAGCAAAAGCGTCATGGTTTTCTATTTGACGTAGCTAAGGCAGAGAAACTTCTGATGCACCTTCAAATGGAACGTGCAAAAATTGAGGCAGACCTACATACTATATTCGACCCGTGGTATTCTGCTGTCGAAGTAAAGACACCCAAGCGTACAATCAACTATAAGTCTGTTGATCGTGCGAGTGTAACTGAGGGGTGTCCTTACACAGTTGTTAAGTTGAACGTGTTCAATCCTAACAGCCGTCTGCATATCGCAGATCGACTTACCAAGAAGTACGGCTGGCAACCTAAAGAGTTTACTCCAGACGGTCGGCCTAAAGTAGACGAGACCATCCTGTCTAATCTTCCTTACCCAGAGGCGCAGTCTATCGCTACCTCGCTCATGATCCAGAAGAGGATCGGACAGCTAGGTGAGGGTAAGAACGCATGGTTAGCTCTCGTAGGTGATGACAGCCGCATACATGGCTCTGTTAACACCAACGGGGCTGTGACGGGGCGCATGACGCATATGTTCCCAAACACGGCCCAGACACCTTCAGTCGGCAAACCATACGGCAAAGAGTGCCGTGAATTGTTCACAGTACCTGAAGGTAAGAAGCTCGTAGGCGTTGACGTTTCAGGTTTGGAACTTCGTATGCTTGGCCACTTTCTCGCTGCGTTTGATGGTGGTGCATACGGCCACGAAGTGGTCAACGGTGATATCCATACAATCAATATGAAAGCTGCGGGTCTGCCTGACAGATCAGCGAGTAAGCGTTTTATTTATGGATTTCTTTACGGGGCAGGTGCTGGCAAAATAGGTGAGGTGGTAGGTAAAGGTCCCAAAGAGGGCCAGAAGCTGAAGACAAAGTTTCTAGACCAAACACCAGCGTTAGCCAAGCTGATCACAGCGGTAACTAAAGCATCCAAACGTGGTCACCTAGTCGGTCTTGATAAACGTATCCTCCATTGCCGTAGCTCTCACTCAGCCCTGAACCTTCTCTTACAAAGTGCAGGGGCCTTGGTGTGTAAGCAGTGGGCCGTTGAGATGGATAAGGCTCTCATTGAGAGGAACCTAAAGCACAAGTGTCAGGTCGTGGCTAACATCCACGATGAACACCAATACGAAGCCGATGAAGACATTGCTGAACTCGTGGGCGAACTAAGCATCCAAGCGATCAAGGATGCAGGTAAACATTTCAACTTAAAGGTGGAGCTAGATGGCGAAGCAAATATCGGGAAAAACTGGTACGAGACCCACTAAAAAACCTCAACCAAAACCTACGGCTCCTTCAAAACTATGCGAGACTTGTCTGTACATCGATACACAAGGGTCAGACAGGTTTCGCACACATTACTGCCACAGGTATCCGACAACTGAAATTGTAGCTCCAAGCTACTGGTGTGGAGAATGGAGACCTAAAGATGACTAGAACGGTACTGATCGATGCTGACATAACCATATACAGGGTGGCAGCGAAGAACGAAGAACCCACACGGTTTGATAACGGATTGTGGGTGCTTTGGTCGGACGAGGCGAAGACTAAAAAAGATTTCGATGAAGCGATTGAGAATATCGTGGAGACAACAAAAGCAGATGACTACCTGCTATGCCTAACGTCCAAGAACAACTTCCGTAAAGATATCCTACCGTCTTACAAAGGTAACCGCAAAGACACACGAAAGCCCATGCTACTGCCGTTTCTCAGACAGCACGTTATTGAGAACTATAAGTATGACCTTCGTGATGGTCTGGAGGGTGATGATCTCATGGGTATCCATGCGACAAACCCAAACGCTGTGGGTGAGCAAGTAATCTACTCCGCTGATAAAGACATGAAGACTATCCCAGCCAAGCTGTGGGATCAGACTTTCAACATTGTTGTCGATGTCAGTGAAGAAGAAGCTGACCGTAACTGGTTAACCCAGACGCTCACAGGAGACCCAACGGATGGCTATAAAGGCGCAAATAAGATCGGCGCTGTAGGTGCTAGGAAAGTCCTAGACAATGACTGTAGTTGGTCAGCCGTTGTCGCTGCGTTCATAAAGCAAGGTCATACTGAAGCAGAGGCCCTGCAACAAGCTCAGGTAGCGCGGATACTGCGGTACGATAATTACGATCTAACAACTAATACTATAAAGGTGTGGACCCCATGAACCCATTCGATGTTGTTGAACCTGTTGACGGTGATATCGTTAACAAACCTTCCCATTACACACGTTATGCAATCGAGCCTGTGACGTTCATTATGCGTAATGATCTACCGTTCCACACAGGTAATATTTGTAAGTATGCCGTGAGGGCAGGGTTCAAGTTGTATCCTGATCAGACAGAGGTTGAGAGTGAAATCACAGACCTCAAGAAAGTCATCCGTTATGCAGAGATGCGTATCAATTTACTTCAAGGTGAAATGGAACTTTAAAGGTGCGTAAGAAAACCTATAATGACAAAGTGCGAGAGGCTTCCGATAACACAAAGGTACAGCCTCTCGTACCAAAGAACCCCGCTCAGAAAAACTACATCGAGTGTATCAACCGTTTCCCTCAGATATTCGTTACTGGTCCCGCTGGGACAGGTAAGACATACATTGCTGCGGCTATGGCGGCTGATATGTTCTTACGAAAAGATGTAAAGAAGATCATCTTAACTCGCCCAAATATTCCCGCAGGTAAGTCTCTGGGATTTTTTGCAGGTACTATCGAGGACAAGATTGCGCCTTGGGTAATCCCGCTCACTGAGGTTCTTGAACAGCGACTTGGTAAGGGTCGTTTCGAGATTGCTATGAAGCGTAAGGATATCGAGATCGTGCCTTTCGAGGTGATGCGTGGTCGATCATTTAACAACGCCTTTGTTATCTTGGATGAAGGGCAGAACCTAACACCCCATGAGATGAAAATGTTTCTTACTCGGATAGGTGAGGACACAAAAGTGTTGGTGAATGGCGATCTTTTACAACACGACCTCAAGGAAAAGTCAGGGTTAGCAGTAGCTATTGATCTGATTTTTAAACACAACATTGAAGCCGCTGTATGCCATTTCAACCATGATGATGTGGTTAGGTCAGGTATTTGCGCCCAATGGACCCGTGCTTGGGGATAATATTAACCGTTACTAGACCTAGAAGGGTGGTTTTATGACCCAAACCCCTATGATTGACAAAAATTTAATCGACTTCCTTTCGCGGATGTACCCAGATGTTTCACCAGAACTATCCATGTCAGAACGAGAGATATTCTTTCGGCGTGGTGCGGTTGATGTGATTAGAACATTGAATAGAATTTACTCAGAACAAAATGAGGATGTTCTAAATGTTGAACGGTGAGTCATTCCCGCTCGTATCAACTAAAGCGATAGATACTCTGTGGCCCACAATAGATATGTTATTTTCAAGAGTGGTTAATGATAAAGTCCATATGGAGGATATTTATAATTTCTGTTTGGACGGTACTTGGCTGCTTTGGTTGCACCAAGTTCCTGAGACAGGAGAGATAACATCTGCGGCAATAACTGAGTTTATTGAATACCCTCAGGTTACTAATCTCAGGGTTGTCTTGCTATCAGGTGATGATGGTGACTGGCTTTCTGGAATGTCTATATTTGAACGCTTTGCCCGTATCAATCAATGTGCATCTGTGGAAATACACGGACGCAAGGGTTGGGAAAGGGTCTTAAAGAATGGTGGCTATGATCTAAGCCATATAACCCTTAGTAAACGGATTACATAATGTTCTTAACTAAACTATTTCAATCAAAAATTGTATTTGGTGGTAATGGTGGCGGTGGTGGAGGCGGCGGCGGAAGCTCGTCCAAGTCTAGCGCACCTAAATCTAGCCCACGCCCTAAAGCACGGCCAGCGCCTAAGCCTCAAGCTAAAAAGAGTTCTGGACGTAACCTAGATGCGGATAATTTCGCAGGATCAGGTTATGCACCAACAAAGAACGCTGGGACCTCTAAGGCCAAGCAGGTTACATACACACACGCTACTGATCGTGATGATCGTAGGCAGGTTCCTGTGACAGGCGCAACAACGAGCTTCAACAGTAAAAGCAGTGTGTCTGCTAAGGATTTGGCTGACGGTAATGTCAGTGAGTATAAGTCTAAAACAGGTGGCGGTGGTGTGATCGTTTCTCGTGGGACTACCTTGGATCAAGCTCCAAAGGTTGACGCGACCAGTGGTGGCAAGACTAACAGCGAAGTGTATGACACTACCGATGTCCGTGCCCCTACAACAACAGCCCCAGTTACGACTGGTGGTGGTGGTGGTGGTGGTTCATCCGCACCTGTGACAGCGCCTCAGACTATCGACCCTAAAGATGGTGTTGGTGGTGGTCGTGATGGCGGTAAGGCTCGTAAGAGTAAAGCATCGAAGACCAATGAAGATAAGATCGCTGTTAAGCGTAAATCTATGGGCATCTCTCGTTACCAAACGGCTCGATCAAACCCTATGGCTATCAATAAACGAAAGGCTTAATTTAAAATGTGTTTCATGAATACACCAGAGCCGCCCCCACCCCCGCCTCCTCCCCCACAAGCTCCACCAGTTTTAGAGCAAGAAGCTCCTAAATTGAGTGAAGGTAGTGAAGATGGGACAACGCTGGATCGGCGGTCTCGTGGCTTTAAATCTTACAAGATTCAAGCAAGAAATAAAATGACTTCAGACACCAATAAACTCGGTGGTATGGTCCAGAAAAACAATACTAATACTTAATATTAAAGAGGTGTATCGTGCATAAAGACGAAGCAGTCTGCGCTAAGAAGTACGAAAACCTATCCTCACACAGAACGACATATTTAGAGAGAGCAAGGGAAGCGGCTAAACTAACTATCCCTTCTCTTGTTCCAGAGGAAGGTCACACCTCTTCGAGCAAACTGTACACCCCATATCAAGGTGTTGGTGCGCGTGGTGTGAACAACCTAGCCTCTAAACTTCTGTTGTCTCTACTGCCACCCAATGCTCCTTTCTTCGCTATGCGTTTGGATGATTTTACAATCCAAGAGTTAGCTCAAACAGAAGGTGCAAGGGCCAAGGTAGACGAAGCTCTCAATAAGTATGAACGAGCCGTTATGACAGAGATTGAAAACTCTGGTATGCGGTCTCCCATATTTGAGGCTCTCAAACAGTTGATTGTCGCAGGTAACGTCCTTCTATATCTCCCACCTGAAGGTGGTGCGCGGGTTTTCCCGTTGAGCCGATATGTTGTTAAGCGTGACCCGATGGGTGAGGTGATCGAGGTTATCGTTAAGGAAACCATGTCACGGGCTACATTGCCTGAAGACATCCAAGAAATGTTGACCGCCAAAGAGGGTGACCTCCCAAGCGATGACAACAATAAGAAATCTGACGAGATCAACCTATACACAAAGATGTATCGTGAAGGTAACAAGTATATCTTGTACCAAGAGCTAGATGGTATGATCGTTCCTAACTCACACGGTAAGTATCCATTGGATAAAGCACCTATGCTGGCATTGCGGTGGACCCGCATCGATGGTGAAGACTATGGCCGTTCCTATGTAGAAGAATACATTGGTGATCTGATCTCCCTAGAGGGCCTGTCTAAGGCTATCCTAGAGGCTTCGGCTGTGTCGGCTAAGGTTGTGTTCCTTGTGGCTCCTAACGGGACTACACGGGCGCGAGATATCTCCAAAGCTGAGAACGGCGCTATTGTGTCAGGGAACGCGGCTGAAGTGTCTACCTTACAGGTACAGAAACAAGCTGATATGTCTATCGCTTCTCAGACAGCCTCTACTATTACTGAGCGTCTGGCCTATGCTTTCCTCATGAACTCCGCGATCCAACGCGCGGGTGAACGGGTTACCGCAGAGGAAGTTCGGTATATGGCAGGGGAACTTGAGGACGCCTTGGGTGGTGTCTACTCAATCTTGAGCCAAGAATTTCAGTTACCATTGGTCAACCGTATCATTGCTCGGATGACTAAAAAGAAGAAACTTCCGTCACTTCCTAAGGGCGTGGCAAATCCAACCATCGTCACAGGTCTTGAGGCATTAGGCCGTGGGCATGATATGAATAAATATCAAATGTTCCTACAAGCTCTAGCCCCATTAGGACCTGAGGCTGTCGGCCAGTTCATGAACGTGAATGATTATATCACTCGTGTTGGGACTGCATTGGGTATCGACATGGATGGTCTCATTAAATCTGAAGAACAATTACAACAAGAACGACAACAACAGGCTCAACAGATGCAGCAAGCACAGATGATGGAGATGGCGAAAGCCGCTACTGGTCCTGTTGCTAGAGAAGCTGCGGGTGCAGCCCGTGATAGTGTCGCAGGAAATGGTGAATAAGAATGGTCGAACAAGTAGTTATCGACACATCCGCTGAAACAGCAGGTCCAAGTTTGGAAGAACAAGCCGCTGAAATGGATGCTGGTGTACAAGAACAGAACGAGACAGACCGCCCAGAGTGGCTCCCTGAGAAGTTCGGTTCTCCAGAAGATATGGCTAAAGCATACTCAGAACTAGAGGCCCGTATGGGTTCTCAAGAACCTCAAGCTGAAAGTGAGCATGAGGAAGGCGAGGTCCGTGAGGAACTAGATAACGCTGGAGTGGATTACGATGCACTCTCTCGTGAATTCTGGGACAATGGAGACCTCTCCGTTGAAAGCTATGATATGCTAGAGGAAGCAGGTATTCCTCGTGAAATAGTTGATAGTTACATTCAAAGCCAACTCAGCGTTATGGATAGCCAACGGTCTAACATAATGAATGAGGTAGGTGGTGAGCAAGGTTACGAAGAGTTAACCGCGTGGGCCGCTGATAACCTAGATGAAGCTGAGATAGACTACTTTAATCGGATGATGGACAGCAATGACTTCAATGCTATTCGTATGTCTGTTCGATCTATTGCCGCACGGCGTGAAGCCAGTGAAGGTATTGAGCCTTCCCGTAACCTATCTGGCAGTTTGTCGGGTGGTACAGGTGGATCATACGACAGTGTGCAGCAATTGATGACTGATATGCAAAGCCCATCCTACGAAAATGATCCAGCGTTCCGCGCACAAGTCGAGGCTAAGTTGGGACGTTCTAACATCCTATAGGAAG